TTACAGGTGTGCTAGCGGGTTTAGAGTCTTGGCTTCGGATAGGTGGTCGGGGGCAAAGTGAGCATAGCGCATTGTTACTTTTATGTCGGTATGTCCGAGAATTCTTTGCAGTACCAAGATGTTGCCGCCGTTCATCATAAAGTGAGATGCAAACGTATGGCGCAGCACATGTGTGAGTTGTCCGGCAGGGGTTTCAATGCCAGCGCGTTTTAATGCGGAACGGAATGCTGCGTAGCACGATGAAAATAACGGCTTGGCCCGTCGTGTGGTAGGTAGCTCGTCGAGTAGTGATTCAACAACTGGAACTGCCCTGTTTTTCTTGCCTTTGGTTTTGACAAAAATAATCTTGCCGCCCCGAATCTGATTGCCTTTGAGGCTTTCGGCTTCTCCCCATCGCGCCCCAGTAGCGAGACAAATTTTTACGACAGCGAGCAAATCTGGAGAGCGGCTGTTTTCGCATTCGGCCAATAAAGCACGAATGTCATCTGTTGTCAGATAAGACATTTCAGACTCAGCGATTTTAAACTCGCGTACGTTTTCTAATGGGTTCGCCGCAGTCCATTCATCCAAGCGTTTTAGCTCGTTGAAAACAGCTCTGAAATAGGCAAGTTCAAGATTTACGGTTCGTGGTGTAACGGTTTTAACTCTGTTTGATCGGGTGATTTTTCCGGATAGTCGTTGCTCTCTATAAGCGGAAAACATTTTTGCAGAAAATTCGGTTGCTAACGGGTTGCCCATTGCTTCACAGGCAAACTCCATTGTAGTTTTGCGTTTCAGACCATCAGACAGAGTTATGCCGTGGGCGTTAAACCATGTGTAAACCAGATCTATAAGACGGCGTTTATCTGATTTTTCGCCTAACCATGGTTTGTCCTGCGCTTGCTCTTTGACATATCGTTCAAAAGCCATAGCCTCGGCTTTGGTTGCGAACTGCCGGCGGATGCGTTTTCCATCTCTACCGTTGGGGAATACTTGAGCTTGCCATTTACCATTAGCTAACTTACTTACAGCCATACCTGACCTTACTACCTTGCCGTTTTTAAATCAGTTCTAACCAATCGTCGATATCCATTATTTCTCCTGATTCGCGCAGGATAATCTCATTGGATATTATTCTGTCAGTACGGAATGTCCTTATCTGCTGACGTAAGTGGCAATAGCCAGTTATGTATTCATCACCTACTTTTTTGACGTCTACTTCACGGTATGTTGTATCCCCTTGGGAGTCCTTGTATGAAAAGGCAACCATACTAAATGGGGTGCTATTCTTTTTTCGCTTTGTTGTTTTTTGCTGACGTGCCTTGGGGGGTGCAATGTCGGTATCTATGAAAACTGCTGGCTGTGGCTGTTGATGCCGGAGATTACGCTCAAGATCTTTTAATCGTTTTAGCTCATTACGATTTACTGTGAGTTTTTTTTCTATGGCCTGCAATCGCTGTAATTCGGCACGACTGATTGAGACATTATCATTGTCTATCGAATCTACTAGATGGTCTGAAGGTTGTTGTGGATGGTCTTGTGTTGCCGATGCATTCTTATTGTTGATTAATCTACGATATGTCATGTAGGCGACAAATAGGCCAATAGCTATGCTATACCCAAAGTCACCAGTGATTGCCGCTCCTGACGCTAAGACTGACAAGAAAGCAAAGGACGCTCCCTTTACTAACCTTTTTAGTATGTGCTCATGTGATTTTAGATAGACTATGAGCGTAAATAGCGCGAAGCCTAGAAAGAAAATCCCTAGTACGGCTTCCATTCTGACTTTCCTTTTCAGTAATCAAAAAACTCAGTTTTACCAATAACTTTGCCTAAGACCTTTATATCGTCGGCGTGGCATTCAAACGATGATGGGCCACTTTCAACTCGCAATCTTCCACCAGGTAAACGGTACAACTCTCTGATACTTACGAAGTCATCAATTTCAACTACCCATGTACCATCGTTGATTGAATCAAAAGACTTTTCGATGATGAATACGGATTGATCGCTTTTGATAAAAAATACATCGGTTACGTGCTCTGGCAATAAAGCAGAGCTTACGGAAACTTCTGTTGGGGTTTCTAACTTCCCGCTCTTGATAGTTTTCAGCTCAAGCCGAGATTGTTTTGTCTCGTGTTGAGAGGTGAATGTTGAGCCTTTACCTGTCAGTAGCCATTCCAGATTAGCACCGGTTTCTAGATTGCAAATCACAACCCAGTCATTAGATATAGTGTCTCTTAAGTATCTGTTAGCTAAGGTACTTTGTGTGACGCCAAGGTGGTTGCAGAGAGCTATTTTTGTGCTGAAACCATAGGCTGCCATGATCCTGTCAATGACCTCCTTGCCGCCTTTATTATTCTCGATGACTAAGCGAGTCTCTTTGGTTGACTCACTAATGGAGAGTTTTTTGATTGTTGACATTCTCTTTATGAGATCCTAGTGTCTTGGTTGTTGGTATGTTGAATATCGCTGAATAACACCAAATAGTGAAGGTTTGGTGTCAAACCGAGAGATAGTGCATCATGAATCGAAACTTTTCAATGCGCCCTAGCATCAATATCGTTGTACAAGATCCGTTTATTACATTGGATGAGTTTTGCCGTAGAACCGGCTATAAACCGTCATATGCCCGCCAAATGATTCGAGAGAATCGCCTGCCAATCCGCAAGAAAGCTGGGGTTAATAGCCTCGTTGAAGTCAATATGTTTGCCCTGACCATGGAAGCCGCTTCTGGATATGAAGTGCTGATGCAGGCCTGATAAATCTCATTTTGAGATGTCTTAGGGACGAATACTATGTTTGATTTTCAGATTTCCAACCATCCTCATTTTGATGAGGCATGCCGCAAGTTTGCACTGGCGCATAATCTGAAAGTGATTGCTGAAAAAGCAGGGATGAATGCCCAAACACTTCGCAACAAACTCAACCCAGAGCAGCCGCATCAGCTGACTTGGATTGAAATTCTTGTACTGACCGACATAACCGAAGATGCAACGCTAGTTGATGGTTTTCTTGCCCAACTGCATTGCTTGCCATGTGTTCCCGTAAATGAAGTTGCGCAAGAACACCTGCCTGTCTACGTCATGAAAGCCACCGCCGAGATCGGACAAATCGCAGCTACTGCAGCTGTCGGTGGAAAAATGCCGCACAGTAGCAAGCACCATGTAGTCGATAGCGTGAACTCGGGGATTCGGTATCTCAGTCTGGCCGCCTTATCGCTGCAGGCCAGATTGCAAAGTAACCCTGCGCTGATGAACACCGTTGAAACATTTACGAATGGCATCGGTGCGACATTTGGTCTGGGTTGATAGGGGGATTTATGACAGCAATAACTCACGCAAATTTGCAAAATTATCCGAGTGGTCTGCGCTATTTACTGGGGCAGCACATTGCCTGCCGACGTTGGAATGCAACATGTGAATTCTGGGAGTTTATGGAAACTCACGAGCGAGCCACAGTTTGTTTTCATGCTGGATTGGGGGAGGAGTCCGCAGTACAAATCTCTGCATTATCATTTTCAGATTTACATGAAGGATTACGTGAGCGTCTAGTTGTGGCTATTGATGATTTACGAGCCTTTGCATCATGGCGTAAGCATGGAGTAAGTAACACCAAATTTCTTGGCTGGTTGACACCGAAGCAACGCAACACGTTATTCAAACATGCTGGATTGTCTGAGTGGGAATCCATGCAGCCGTACTGCTATATCGATAAAGCCTCTTGCCCATGGGCTCCTGTAGTCATTCGCAGCATGCGAGAGCTATTTCATCTCTTTGAGAGCGTGCCATCAGTTCTTACTGCTGTAAAGCCAGAAGAATACGCCTAATTAAATAAATCAATAAGTTAACTAACGCACTTCACTGTGCGGGGGATTTTTTTACCCAAAACGGAGGGAACAGCATGTTTTGGGGTACGTGGTTAAACATCGATGGCGCTTACAACCCGCGTTTTCCAGCCTTTGAAATTGAAGCGGAAAGCATCGCGGAAGCGACAGAAAAGCAGGCGAAAGAACGCGGCAGCAAAGTGATTTTTCAGAACGCCGCCATAGCCATTCTGGACGTTAAGACCATCAAGAAAACGAAAGCGAAACACATAGAAGACATACGACGGCTAGCCATCACTGATGCGCCATTAATTCCACAGCAAGGAGTGTAGAGATGAACCGCAAACATACTGAGTTACTCAACCAAGCCGCACATAACCGGAAGCTTGGTGATCGTAGTCGAGCGGCTTTGTTTTTGAGACTGGCAGCGACAGAGCGTTTAGTTGTGATGATGGAGAAGATTTATGCAAGACAAAGTCGGAAAGGTTGGGCGTTGGCGTAAGTACCACGCCATCGCCATGCAGCAGGCAGTCACCGCTCCTACTGGAGCTTTGCGAGCCATAAATCTAAATCTGGCCGCGGAATGTCGGTGCGAAATACAGAGATTGAAGAAGGGGACAAATACAACAATGAGAAAAGACCTATGACGTTACCCGCTTTCTTCTTTTGTTCTGCCGTTGCAGCTCAGGCTGCAGCGGTAGTTGCTCATTATAGCTACCGTAGCAATGCATTTTCTTTTGAGAGTGCATTGTCACGCATGCAGAACGGTGAGCAGTGATGAACATCGTTGAGCCAATCGAAAATACTACCGAGTGGGCGTATTGGTGGAACGCACCACGCCAACCGGTAGAGAACCATTACCAGACTTACGATGAGATCCATCGTAAAGAAAAACAGCTGCAGGCGCTGGTGTCAGCCCAAGAAATTTTGGCGCAACAACCTGCAGTGGTGCGTATGCACGTTATGCGTATCGTGAACTCGCTTGAAGCGGAGCAAGGGATCCAGCGTGCAAATGCATACCTGTCTAAATCATTCGTTGAGCGGTTATTGCCTCGGATTAAGCTGGTTTCTGAGCGTTATCAGATTTCAGAAATGACCATCGATACCGCCCAACTGATGTACCGCTTTAACCGCCTGCCTGATATGTCTGCCAGTGATATTGAGTTATTGGCTCGTGATATTGCTGGGTTTGTTCACCTTGAATTAGGTGTCATCAATGATGAAATGAGTGATGCCGGTGATTTGAAATTACTGCATGCCGTGTTCACTCGTGCCAGCGCTATCACCCAAGCATTTCTGCAGTCTGTGCCGCATTACGTCAAGCTGACTACTCAATGCTTTATGGAGCATGAGGCGCTGGCGTCTGTATCACGAATGCTGTCTGACAAGTGGTGGCTGGGCCGCCTGCGTCGTCATGCCGCAGAGTGGAGCGAGCATTTACAAATTGCACTCTCAAATGTCAGCAAAAAAACCAGTGTGTATGCCAGTAAAGCGACAGTAAGTGAGTGGAAAGAGCAGAAGCGCAGAACGCGCGAGTTTCTCAAGTCGATGGAGCTGATTGATGAAGAAGGTAACCGGGTCAGCTTGATTGATAAGTATTGGGGAAGCGTTGCCAATCCAGCTATCAGACGGACTGAACTGATGGTTCGTATTCGGGGCTTTGAGAATATCTGTACTGAGCTAGGCTATGTCGGCGAGTTCTATACCATCACCGCACCTTCTAAATATCACGCCACAACAATTCACGGCCATCGTAACCGCAAATGGAACGGCAGCAATCCCGCTGATACACAACGCTATTTGCGTAGCGTATGGGAAAAGATTCGGGCAAAGCTGCACCGTGAAAACCTTCGTATCTTCGGGATCCGAGTAGCAGAGCCACACCATGACGGCACGCCGCATTGGCACATGCTGCTTTTTATGCGTCCTGAAGATGTTGAGGCTATCCGTGAAGTTTTACGGAGTTATGCCTGCAGTGAAGATGAAGCAGAGTTGCTGACAGCAAAGGCGCGTAAAGCCCGTTTTCATGCCGAACCTATCGACCCAGCAAAAGGGTCGGCGACTGGTTATGTCGCGAAGTACATCAGTAAAAACATTGATGGCTATGCGATGGATGATGAGCTGGATGATGAAAGTGACCTACCAATGAAGTTGGCGGCAATGGCTGCCGCTGCATGGTCATCCCGCTGGCATATCCGTCAGTTTCAGTTTGTAGGCGGCGCACCAGTGACTGTCTACCGCGAGCTACGTCGGATGAACGACAGAGAAACAGCGATGGGATTAAGCGTTGAGTTTGCTGCTGTGCATGATGCGGCTGATTCAGGGGATTGGGCTGGATATGTCAACGCTCAGGGCGGCCCCTTTGTGCGTCGTGATGAGTTGGTGGCTCGCACTTGGTATGAGGTTTCCGAAGAGGTGAATGCTTACGGTGAAGAAATTATCCGCATCAAGGGGCTTTTCTCTTCTGAGGTAGGTAAAGGGACACCGATTCTGACCCGAGTCAAACAATGGAAAATTGTACCGGCTCTTGCCGCCGATAAGGCGGCTGCTGTTAGCGGCGCGCCAGCGACGCCTAGGAGTTCTGTCAATAACTGTACGGACGAAGGACGGAAAGTTATTGATAGCCGCTTTAGATCTGGCTCTTTAAATACTGAAACCCTGATTGATGAGCTGAAAGCGAGAGGGTTTGGTATGTGGGGGAGCAGCAGAGGCATTAGGTCGCCGGACTTTGATATGGAGTCAGTGCGTGATATTGCCCAATTACTACTGCGAGGCTGCCGGTTTGATGCCGGTGGCGGGATGAGTTTGCACCTACGTAACGGACGGTTAGTCGAAACAGAAGTCATAACTTAAAGAGGATTATCATGAATAACATTATGTTGGATTTGGAAACTATGGGTTCAGGGCCACGTGCTGCAATTGTCAGCATTGGTGCGGTGTTCTTTGATTTGCAGACTGGTGAGTTGGGCGCGGAATTTGAAGTGGCAGTTGACCTGCGGGAAAGTGTCAAGCATGGCGAGATGAGCGCAGAAACAGTGCTGTGGTGGTTAGAGCAAAGTGATGAAGCTAGAAAAAAAGTAACTGAGGGCACTAAAGATGGTCGCCGTTTGTTCTTAGTTCATGCGCTTAATTCATTCACTGAATTTGTTGTATCTAATCGCACTGGTGACGTATCTGTTTGGGGAAATGGTGCAGGGTTCGACAACGTAATTTTGTCTAGTGCATATGAGGCTGTTGGCCTAGAAAAACCATGGAAGCATTGGAACGATTGTGATGTTCGAACAATGGTGATGATGGGGCGGACATTGCTAAATATTGATCCGAAAACAGACATGCCGTTTGTTGGTGAGAGACATACACCACTGGCTGATGCTAAGCATCAGGCAAAGTACGTTAGTGAAATTTATCAAATGTTTGCTCGCCAGACTCAACGTAATGATTAGTTTAAAGGGCGGTTGAGGTTGATTGATGATGTGTATAGCTCAGTATACACATCATTGTATTTGATAATAAAAAACAGCTAGAACAATGCGATACATGCGTGATACTGTATAGATGTACAGTGTTGAAAGGAAAAGGAGTGGTTGTGTCTGATCTTTTCACTGAGTCCCTTGCGTTGCAGCGTATCCAACTCATCGCACGTGTCGTGTTGATGGACGTATGTAGCGGGGATGATAAGGAACTGGCGTTGGTCTGGATTAGTGAGTTGACTGCTCAGTTGTTAGAGCAGGTGAATAACAAAGACGAACGCCGAGAAATGTCGGCCTCATGCCAGTGAGGAGGGGTTAATGAGAGTTGAAATTCTTTTTGATAAACAAACTAAAATTTCCCAATCCGTCATGGATGCGTTAGAGAACGAACTGGCAAAGAAAATCCATCCCATGTATCCGAATGCTAGGTTTCGGGTTGCCAAAAGTAGCAGCACACTGCTGCAAATCACTGGCACTAAAAGTGAAGAAGACCACAAGGCCATCCAATCAATAATCCAAGAAATCTGGGAAGATGACAGCTGGTTACCGAGCTAACTCGTTGTGCATGAAAGATGGCTGTTTAGCGCATGGATCTGCATGACTCATTTAGGATCAAATTTCGAGTTCAGCGCCAGCAGTGGCGCTGGATAGCGAGAGTCATGCAGATGCATGAAAAGCCATAGTTCAAGCGCGCGGGCGGGGCGGGGCTACGATCGCGCGCTGAGGGGGCTAGCCACAGCATTTCTATCATTAAGCCAGAGCGAGCCTGTGGGGCGAGCGGGGATTGGTTGATGTGATTACAGTAGGGAATGACTGGTGCTTACAGTGAGCTTTTTAGGGGGCTTATTGCAGGCATGAAAAAACCGCCATTAGGCGGTTATGGTCTAGCAGTTGGTTAGATAATCAGGTGGGGTATCGTGCTGATGAAATACACTACTCTTAGCGCATCCTTTACATGGTGTACCTACGTTTTTGTTAACTCGAATCGCCTTGTCGTCCCACAACTCTATCATTTTACTGTCTTTGATATTGGTGACACTAAGTGCTGGTAAACCGTTATCTTTGAGCCAGCGCTCAACATCACGTTTTCCTCTCAACGTTTCGGCTCGCGCGGTAAAAATACGCACTTCTTTTTTGTCTTTACACCACTCTTTTACACGTTTGAGCATTGGTGCTACAGGCTTACCAATCGTAGATCCTTGCCCTACGTTGTATTGGGCCAGAGTGCCATCTAAATCAACACCAATCCATCCCATCAGATTTCATTCTCCGGTTAAGTCAGTTGGAAATTGATACTGATAAATTTCCGTCATCAATATCCAGTTTGTAGGGGTCAAAGCGGATAACCTCTTCGCCAAGCCATGTATTCAGCTCCAGTATTTGGCGTTGCAGTGGCATCAACTCATTACGTACAAAGACTTTGCTCGCTTTACCCACATCACCAAAGCCGCCGGTATTATTAGGAATGATGCCCATCATCTGAGGCGGCACTCGATGTGCGGCCAGCATGTCATCACGGCTGACGTTCTTGATGTTCAGGAACTCATCTTTGGCCGCCACTTCGCTAAGTGGGATTATCTGAATCCCGTCTTTCTTCCCTGCCGGTGAGTACATAAACATGTTCCTGAAATTGCCAGGGCCCTTGGCTTGTTTGAGTGCATTGCGGATATTGTCGACGTCAGACTGGTTTTGGGCTGGGTCGCTCATATACATGATGAAACCCGCATGGCTGCCGTTCAGGTAGTATTTACGGCGAAACAGTGTCGCGGACTCATTCAGCAACGCAGAAGGGATGGCCGCCAGATATTCCGGTAAGCCGTACAGCTCCTGATTCAGATCGGGTTCAAACAGGTGGAACACACTGCCGGCCTCGAACTGGTAAGGCTCGGTGTTGTAGCCGTATTGGGCAAACCAGTAGGTGTCTAACTCCACGCCACGGCGCGTGTATTTCGCTAGTGTCGGTTCTAGCGATAGCGTGCCGCCTAACCGATTCTTTCGCCGCTCCAGATAAGCGTTACCAAAAACCAGATAATCCAGCACAAACCGGCTGAACGCTTGCTGGCTCAGGAGTTTGTGCGGGATGAAGGTGCTGGTCAGAATATTACGTTTCACGTAAATGGCTGAGCTGTGGTGCGTTGCCGCGCGGAAGGTTCGCGCCAATCCATCCAGACTAATCGGCGGCTCGTACCAGTGTTCGGTGCGAGAGCACTCCAAATAATCCAGCAGTTCGCGGCGGTCAAGCACCGGAACAGGGTCACCAAATGTGAAGGCTTCGGCAGCTGGGGCTTGGTGGTTGGCGGTGATCACCGAGCTGGATTTGTTGAGTTTGCGTTTGCGCGTCATGGTTTAGTAAATCTCCACGATATTGGTGTTGGAGGTGGTCATGCCTTCCAGCGGTTCATTGTGTAAGGCGTGCATCGTTGCCCACGCTAAGTCTGCGTGACTGGCCTCTTCGCTGCGGCTGGCTTCATAGGTTGGGCGGCTACCGCTGGCCGTGACGGATTTACGGATAGCCATAAACGATTGAGCAATGTCGGTGTGTCCGGCATCGAACTCCAGACGGCGGTGGCTGATAACGTCATAGGCTTTCAGTACCAGTTCGTTTTTTACGTTCGGGTTGTAAACGAACTCACGCACGGCAGGGAAAAACGCTTTCACGTTTTCATACACGCCGTGGCCGATACCGGTTGAGTCAATGCCGATATAGGTAACGTTGTAGGTTTCAGTGAGCTTGCGGATAGATTCAGCCTGTGCGCGGAAATCCATGCCGCGCCACTGGAAACGCTCAAGGATCCGGAACTTACCGCCCGGCACCGGCGGTGGGGCAATCACAACACAACCGGCGCTATCACCGTTTGATGTGCCCTTTGCAGGGTCATAGCCAATCCAGACAGGGTTGTAGCCAAATGGGCGCAGCGCCAGTGGCTGTACGTCATCCCACACTTCCCAGCTATCGACCATGCACGCTTGCAGGTCGGACAGAGGGAACACTGACGCCAAGTCGTCAATGAATTCACACATTAACAGGTTCTGGTATTCCGGTGGGCTGTACTCCAAACGCAGCTGGTCAAGGTCAAACAGGTTACAACCGCCGTTAACGGCATCCTCAACGGTGACGATTTGCCGATATTGACCATCAGGGCAAAGTACCCCGCGCGCCAGATTGGTGTGGCTGAGGTCAATTTCTACCTTGTCCGCCTTGGCGCGTCCACGGTTAAACAGCGCCCCCGACCAGAACGGGTACGCACTGTGGGTTAGGCTGGATGGGGTCGAGAAGTAGGTTTGACGCCATTTTTTGTGCAGCGCCATACCGGAGGCGACTTTGCGCAGCTCCTGAAATTTCGGGATCCAGAAATATTCATCCAAGTACAAGTTACCGTGATAACTCTGCGCGGTACGGGCATTGGTGCCAAGGAAGTACAAGCATGCGCCGTTGCCCAGCGTCATCGGGTCGCCTTTCAGCTCCACATCCACTTCACGGGCAAACTCAATGATGTACTGCTTGAACACATGCGCCTGTGCCTTGGAGGCGCTGAGAAAAATCTGATTACGCCCCGTTGTTAGCGCATCAATCAGTGCCTCACGGGCAAAGTAATACGTGGCACCAATCTGTCGGGATTTGAGCAAGTTCCGGATCCGGTGTTGGTTACCGGCGTTAAACCAGTTTTTCTGATAACCGAATAAGTTGTCGTGGAAAAGCTGCTGCAGTTTTTCAAGTTGCTCTTCACTGAAAACGTTTTTCTCGGGTTGGCGACGTTCGCCGCTGTTACGGCTGCGAATTTTAGGGTTCAGGTCGGCTTCGTTGCCGCCGTTGTTAAATTTACCAATACGTGCGTGGCGTTCGGCCTGACGGGCCAGCAGGTCAATCTCTTTGAAGTCTTTCCCTTCTTTCTGCTCCTTCATAATCAGCTGGCAGTAGCGTGCCGCAGTGGTCAGCTGCATTTGGTCGAGTGGGCCAATGTCGCCCCACTTGTCACGTTTTTTCCAACTGTGTACGGTTGCAGGCTTCTCTCCCAGCATTTCTGCAATGCGGGCGATGCGTAACCCCTGAAAGTACAGGAACATGGCCTGACGACGGGGATCAAGGTCAGTATTTACCGGTGTCGTATTCATGCGGCCAGATTACCGACCTGCGTCACGCTGCACCGCTGGCGCTAATTGTGTCAGTGACCCCACAATTCCCGCGCGTTGTCTCACTACCCCTATCCCCGCAAACATAGTGGCTCAAGATACGTTTTCACGAATGGAGCCTGACAGATGGCAACAAAATCAAAGCGTTTTCGCATTGGGGTTGAAGGAGCGACGACCGACGGTCGCAAAATCCTGCGCGAATGGCTTACCCAGATGGCCGAAAATTATGACCCCGAGGTTTATGGCGCGCGGGTTAACGTCGAGCACATCAAATCCTATTCTCCGGACGGCTCCTTCGGTCGCTATGGCGATGTCACGGGACTGTTTGCCGAAGAGATCCAAGACGGCGCACTGGCTGGCCGCATGGCGCTGTATGCCGAAATCGCACCGACGCCGGAGCTGGTCGAACTCAACAAGAAAGGGCAGAAGGTTTACACCTCTATGGAGGTTGATCCGGAGTTCGCTGATTTGGGGTCTGCGTACCTCGTTGGCCTTGCGGTGACCGATGACCCTGCCAGTTTGGGAACACAACGCCTGAGCTTTAGTGCGACAGGGGAAAGTACGCTGGCAAATCGCAAACTCAGTCCACACAACCTGTTCACGGTGGCCGAAGAAACGGTGATCGAGTTTGAGGACGTGCCAGACCAGAAAAACACGCTGTTTACCCGCATTCGCGCGTTGTTCGATAAAAAACAGACCTCAGATGATGCCCGTTTCAGTGATGTGCATCAGGCCGTTGAGCTGTGTGCGTCCGAAGTTCAGCAGACGGCAAAGCAGGTTACTGAGCTGTCCGCCAGTCTTGCCAAAGTGGATGAACTGGAAAGCAAGTTGGAAACCTGTAGCCAACAGCTTGATGAGTTGACCACGCGTCTGAATACCGAAGACAGCAGTTCACAGCGCCGACCATTCTCTACCGGTGGCAGCCATTCACCGTCAGAACAAACTAACTGCTAACGGAGCAGCACCTACATGAAAAAGAATACCAAATTTGCCTTTAACGCCTTCCTGCAGCGGTTAGCCGAACTGAACGACGTTGACGTCGGTGACCTGACCTCAAAGTTTACGGTTGCGCCGTCGGTCAACCAAACGCTGGAAGATGCGATCCAACAATCCTCGGCATTCCTGTCACTGATTAACGTTGTTCCTGTGTCTGAGCAGTCCGGCCAGTTGCTGGGGCTGGGCGTTGGCACCAGTATCGCGGGGACAACCAACACCGACGACAAAGAGCGTGAGCCGACCGACCCTACCGCATTTAGCGATGTGGAATACAAGTGCGAACAGACCAACTTCGATACGGCGCTGCCGTACGCCAAGCTGGATTTGTGGGCCAAGTTTAAAGACTTCCAGCTGCGGATCCGTAACGCCATCATCAAGCGCCAAGCCTTGGACCGCATCATGATTGGTTTCAACGGGACATCCCGCGCGAAAACCTCTGACCGCGCGAAAAACCCTATGCTGCAAGATGTGAATATCGGCTGGCTGCAAAAGGTGCGTAATGATGCGCCAACGCATGTGATGGATGGTATCACTGCCGATGACGGCTCAGTGACCAAGGTTATCAAAGTGGGCAAGGGGGGCGATTACGCCAATCTGGACGCACTGGTTATGGATGCCGTGAATGAAATTATTGACCCCGTGTTTCAGGACGACGACGGTCTGGTGGTGATTTGTGGCCGTGCGCTGCTTGCTGACAAGTATTTCCCACTGGTCAACAAAGAGCAGGATAACAGCGAAGCCATGGCCGCTGAGATGATTATCAGCCAGAAACGCATGGGCGGTTTGCAGGCGGTACGCGCACCATACTTCCCAGCCAATGCGCTGATGATCACCCGTCTGGATAACCTGTCTATCTACTGGCAAGAAGACACGCGCCGCCGCTCCGTTCTGGACAATCCAAAACGTGATCGCATTGAAAACCTTGAGTCCGTGAATGAAGCCTACGTGGTGGAAGATTACCGCTGTGTGGCGTTGGTCGAAAACATCAAAGTCGGCTCATTCGTTGCGGCGGCATCACAACCGGCTGCTGCGGAGGCGTGATCATGCCAAGTCCTGCACGACGCCATTTAATGCGTGTTCAGGCTGAGGAGTCCGCCCAAATGGGCGGCTCTACCTTACGAAACCTATCGGCGTACAACCAGATGTTGCTCAAGCTGGAAGAAGACCAGCGTCGGCTCAAGCGTGTGCAGTCCACGGTGCGTAAGGCCGAACTGAAACGCGAACTCTTACCGTATTACCAGCCGTGGGTGGCTGGGGCATTGGCGACGGGGAAAGGGGCGCAAGATGATGTGCTGATGAACATCATGATTTGGCGTGTGGATGCCGGTGATTTTTCGGGGGCGTTGGATATTGCCGAGTATGCATTAAAGCATGGTCTGGTGATGCCAAAACGCTACAACCGCCAGACGGCCTGCGCCGTAGCCGAAGAAATTGCTGATGCCACCATTCATGCCTATGCGTCCAAACAGCCGGTCGATGTTGACCTTATCCAACGCACATTGGCGCTGACCGACCCCCACGATATGCCAGATCAAGTACGGGCCAAACTCCATAAAATTTTGGCGTATGGCCTGCGCGATAACAATCAACCGGTGTTGGCGTATGCCCATATCAGTCAGGCGTTCCAGTTCGATAAGAACTGTGGCGTGAAAAAAGATATGGAGCAACTGGAGCGAATTGCCCGTAACGCCAACAACGGATAACAGAACGTGCCCACGCGCGAGGCGGCACGGGATGGCGACAGGCAGATGCCGCATCAAAATCCCGTCCACCGCCTACCAATTCAGAGGAAAGCAGGATGGAGTTTGTTGCGCCTGAGCAGCCTGATGGCAAAGCGGAAACTATCAAAAATACCCCGTTTTTTCCGGATGTTGATCTGGAACATTACCGCTTGGCGATGCGTACCGATGGCTCGGTGACGAATGAGCGCCTCAAAGAAGTGGCGTTATCCGCAATGAGTGAAACCAATGCCGAACTGGCGTTGTACAAGGAGCAACAGCAGCGCTTGGGCTTTGCAAACTTGGCTGATGTCCCTGCCGCCACCATCGGTGGGTTTAGCGAATTGACCTATTGGTATCGGCGCGCCGTGTATAGCCGCATCAAAGCCAATCTGACCGAGCGTTACCAAGATATCGACACCACCAAGTCAGGGGGGAAACGCGCCGAAGATATGGCGACCGTGATTGATGAGCTGTGGCGTGATGCGCAATGGGCTATCCAGCGTTTGCAGGGGCGAGCACACATGACAGTGGAGCTGATTTAGTGCGCGTGAGAGCCATGCAACATGACACCGTGGATGCCCTGTGTTGGCGCTATTACGGGCGCACTCGGGGCATGACTGAAATTGTGTTGGCGGCGAATCCCGCATTGGCAGATGTCGGCCCGTTCCTGCCACACGGAATGGAGGTCGAGCTGCCTGATGTGGTGTCTACGCCGACCACGCAAACTGTGCAGCTATGGGATTAACGGATGGAAAAAATCACCACGGCCATGTCCTACGGGCTGGCCCTTTTTTTGGCATGGCTGGGTGGGCTGACCGTGCAGGACGTAGCCTTTTTGACCGGTACGGTGTTGGGTGTCGGGACGTTCTTTGTCAATTGGTACTACCGGCGCAAGACCTATCAGATTTTCAAAGACAAGTCTGATGCATTGAGTAAGGGGATTTATGAACAGCTCAACCGTTAAACGTTGTCTGGTCGGGGCGATTCTGGCACTGGTTGCCATGGTGCCCGGCTATCACCAACTCAAGGTATCCGACGAGGGGCTAAAACTGATCGCCGACTTCGAGGGCTGCCGCCTAACGCCATACCGCTGCAGTGCAGGGGTATGGACGAACGGGATCGGCCACACCGAAGGGGTGACCTCAAAGAGTGTCGTTACCGAACGGCAGGTGGCTGAAAATTTGGTGGCCGATGTCGCGCGAACGGAAAAGGCCTTAGCGCGCTGCATGCCCGTGACCATGCCGCAGCCGGTTTATGACGCGGTGGTGAGCTGGGGATTTAATGTCGGCACCTCTGCAGCTTGTCGTTCCACGCTAGCCCACTTTATCAATCAGCGTAATTGGTCACAGGCATGTCAGCAGTTATCCCGTTGGGTCTATGTGGGCGGGGTTAAAAATGCTGGGTTGGTCAGTCGTCGCCAGCGTGAGCTTGCCCACTGTCTACGAGGGGTTAATTGAATGCGGGTATTCGTGGGGATCATGGCTGCTGTGTTGCTGTTTGGTGCGTTGCTCCAGTCTTGGCGCTTGGATAAAGCCCAACAAACGGTCACTGATTTACGCAGCGACATCGCAGCACTGAATCAGGCAGTGGAAGAGAAAAAGCAGCAGATCATCACCTTGAATGAAACGGCCAAAGAGAATGACCGATACCAAGCCTCGCTGCAGCAACAAATTGAGGTATTAACCGCGGGCGTTGCGGCTAAAAATCACCGGATTAAGGAGCTGATTAATGAAAATGCAGAGCTTAAACGCTGGGCTGATACTCCTTTGCCTGCTGGGATTATCCGGCTGCAACAGCGTCCCGCCATCACCGGCGCAGCAGGTTATCACGCATACCTGTCCCAGCATCACCCGTTGTCAGCTACCAGCGGCAGCGCCGACAACAAACGGTGAACTGCGTGACGATGGTGACACTACAGTAGCGGCATGGGCGGCGTGTGCCGCCAAAGTGGATATGATTGTTGATTGTCAGGAGCGCCAGCGTGAAAAAGCCGGAATCATTACGGACATTTCTTTGTGAAAAAGTCCCCGCGTTGGAAAAGAACCCCGAGAATCTGAGCCTGTTTATTGATAATGGCCGCATTGTCTCTACGTTGGCCACGTCTCTTTCCTTTGAGTATCGCTATACGCTCAACGTGATCGTGATGAACTTTTCGGGTAACCAAAACTTACTCATGGCACCGATTGTGGCGTGGCTACGAGAGAATCAGCCCGATGTGCTGAACAATCCGGAGATGCGCGAACGGGCGCTGACGTTTGAGGCCGATATTCTCAACAATACGTCCTGCGATATCAGCATTGATTTGATGCTGACTGAGCGCGTGATAGTCAGCGAGCAAAATGGAAAACTGGTGGTTGAGGCCGTCGGCGAACCATTCCCAGCCGATCCAGATGAATTGGGGTGGGGCCGTGCGTGACTTTATCCAGCTTGACGCGTGGATGGCGGGGTTACTTGAGCAGGTTAGTCCCGCCCAGCGGCGCAAACTGACGGCCAAATGGGCGCGTGACCTGCGCCAATCACAGCAGCAACGGATCCAAAAACAGCAAAATCCTGATGGCTCGGCCTATGAGGCCCGCAAACCGCAAAAGCGGATGAAGAAGGGGCGCATCAGCCGCAAGATGTTTCGCAAAATCCGCACCGCGCGGTATCTCAAAGCCAAAGCTACGCCGGATGTGGCCGAGGTTAGTTTCAGTGATAGCCGCGTCAATTACATCGCCAGAGTTCACCAATACGGTTTGCGTGAGCGACTCGGTAAACGGGGTAGCATCAAGTATCCGCAACGTCAGCTGCTCGGCGTGACCGAAGCCGATGTGGCTCGGGTCGGCGATGAACTGATTAACCATCTGAGCCAGTAATTCCCCATCGCCATTGTGCGGTAAACCATACAACGCCCACCTAATGCGCGTGCTATCGACCTGATGGCACGCTACCCCTCATGAACACTCAATTAACTGAACTGCTGCGGCTACTGCGCAACATGATACGCACCGGCGTCATTACCGATGTTGATGCGGACAAATGGTTGTGTCGGGTTGCCAGTGGCGAATTGAAAACCGATTGGATCCCGTGGCTGACCATGCGTGCGGGCGCATCACGTACGTGGTGGAAACCTTCTGCCGGTGAGCAAGTTTTGCTGTTGGCTATCGGCGGCGAACTGACCACGGCTTTTGCCCTACCGGCCATTTATTCCGATGAAAACCCGCCACCGTCCAACTCACAAGACGGTTGGGTAGTGACGTTTCCTGATGGTGCCCGTTTTGAATATGAGCCGGAATCGGGGCACTTGTCGGTATCCGGCATCAAGAGCCTAAGCATGGCTGCGGCAGAAAGCATGGAGCTTGTCACCAAGCAGCTCACCATTGATGCCGAGCACACGCAGATTAACGGCGAAGTCAGTCAGAGTGGCGGTGCGATGTCATCCAATGGCGTTGTCGTGCATGAGCACGTCCATATCAAAGTGCAGGCGGGGAAAGACAATTCGGGAGGGCCAAAGTGAAATATCTGGGCATGAACCGGCGTACCGGTCAGCGCATTACCGAACTGGAGCATATCCGCCAATCCATGGCGGATATCTTGGGAACGCCCGTTGGCACCCGCATTGCGCGTCGTGAGTATGGTTCGATTGTGCCGGAGTTAATCGACCAGCCGCAAAACGCGGCGCTCCGCTTGCAGCTGATGGCTGCCAGTTACAGTGCCATCACGCGCTGGGAGCCGCGCGTCCAACTGCAAAGTATCCAGATGAAAACAGACATGAACGGAGCCATGGCCGCCGAGATGACCGGCGTGCTGACGGACGGCACGTTTGCCAGTTTATCCGTACCACTCAAGGGGCATGCGTAATGGCATCAGTCGATTTGTCACAGCTTCCAATGCCCAATGTCGTTGAAGAGCTGGATTTTGAAGTGTTGCTGGCCGAGCGCAAAGAACGCCTGATTTCCCTGTGCCGTCCAGACGACAAAGACGCTATGCGTAGAACGTTGCAAATGGAGTCCGAGCCGATCGTTAAGCTCCTGCAGGAGAACGCCTACCGCGAGCTGTTGCTACGTAAGCGCATCAATGAAGCGGCACAAGCCGTGATGGTGGCCTATGCACGCAGTAGTGATTTAGAGCAGTTAGCCGCGAATAACAATGTTCGCCGCTTGGTGGTGACGCCGGAAGATACCAGCACCGTGCCGCCCATTCCTGCGGTGATGGAGGATGATGCCGATTTGCGCGTACGCATACCAGCAGCGTTTGAGGGGTTATCGGTGGCGGGGCCAACGGCGGCCTATGAGTTTCATGCGTTGAGTGCTGACGGGCAAGTGGCTGACGCCAGTGCCATTAGTCCTGCGCCAGCCCAAGTGACAGTCACGGTGTTATCGCGTACCGGTAATGGGCAAGCCGATGAAGCCTTACTGACGAAAGTGCGCGATGCCTTGAATGATGAAAATGTACGACCGGTTAGTGATCGGCTTACCGTGCAGTCGGCCAGCATCGTGTCATATCGCACTATTGCCCAGCTCTACGTCTATCCGGGGCCGGAGGCCGAACCTATTCTGGCCGCTGCTAAGGCCCGTTTACAAACCTACATCAGTGCCCAGCGTCGGCTTGGGCGAGATATTCGGCTATCTGCCATTTACGCCGCGCTGCATGTGGAGGGAGTGCAGCGGGTGGTGATCAGCGAACCGGCGCAAGACATCGTACTGAACAGAACACAGGCCGCGCATTGCACGGAATGGGCCGTGACGGTTGGGGGTACGGATGAGTGAACCGACCCTATTACCCACTGGCTCGACGGAGCTTGAACGCAATCTGGCTAAGACCTGTCAGGGCATCAGTGACCTTAACGTGCCGCTGCGTGACCTCTGGGATCCGGATACCTGTCCGGTGAAGTTTTTGCCGTATCTGGCATGGGCACGCTCCGTTGACCGCTGGGATGAGAGCTGGCCGGAGTCGGTCAAGCGGCAAGTGGTGAAAGACGCATTCTATATCCACAAACACAAAGGCACGCTCGGCGCTATCCGGCGTGTGGTCGAGCCGTTTGGTTATCTCATTCGCATTATCGAATGGTGGCAAACAAACGAACAGCCAGGGACGTTTCGGCTGGATATCGGCGTGCAAGACAGCGGGATCACGGAAGAAACCTACCACGAATTGGAGCGGTTGATTGAGGATGCCAAGCCGTGCAGCCGTCACTTGGCGGGCATGTCAATTCAACTGCAAGTGCAGGGATATGCCCATGTCGGGGCGGCCTGTTATCTGGGGGATACCCTGACCATTTACCCATATTTACCTGAGCACATCAGCGTAGGCGGTGAAACTTATACCGGCAGCGCAGTGCATGTAATTGACTCGCTGGAGATTTGTTATGGCGGCTAAGTATTTTGCCATATTGACCAATGTGGGCGCGGCCAAGCTGGCGAACGCGACCGCATTGGGTACACAACTGGAAATTACGCACATGGCTGTGGGGGATGGTGGCGGAGGCTTACCAATTCCTAATCCTGCGCAAACTGCATTGATTGGTGAGCGTCGGCGTGCGGCCATTAACCTATTGACGATTGACCCGCTCAACAACAGTCAGATTATTTCTGAGCAGGTGATCCCCGAAGACGTGGGCGGTTGGTGGATCCGTGAAGTGGGCTTGTTTGATAAAGACGGCACATTAGTTGCCATTGCCAACTGCCCAGAAACGTACAAGCCGCAGCTGCAAGAGGGCAGTGGTAGAACGCAAACTATCCGTGTGATTTTGATTGTCAGCAGTACGCAGTCGGTATCCTTGAAAATCGACCCGTCCGTTGTTCTGGCAACGCGTCAGTATGTGGATGATAAGGTTCTTGAGGTGCGTGCGTATGCGGACAAACTCATGGCGTTACATGCCGAAGCTGATGACCCGCACAAACAGTATGCGAAAGAAAAAGATGTGGATGCGGCATTAAAAAGCATCGAAGAAAAAGTGAAAATAAATGCTCGCCCTGTTTTATACCGTGATTGGGCACCATTACGTACCGCAATTCCTATCGGTCAGGCCCCAGCCGATGGGCAAATCATTGAGAATGCTCGAGCACTTTACCCCGATGCTTGGGCTGCAATTGACGCAGGTTTAGTACCTGTCTGTTCTGAGGCTGAATGGCTTGCGAACCCGTCAAAACGTGGCTGCTACACCGTTGGCGATGGAAAAACTAACTTCCGAGTTCCTGATTATAACGGCAAAAGTGCTGGCGCATTGGGTGCGGTTGTATTCCGTGGCGATGGCAAAAATGCAGCGCCAGCCGGTGACGTTCAGGGCGATGCCATTCGTGAAATTGAGGGTGAATGGGCGTCAGGCGCGTGGGAGGAAACAATCGCGAAGGGAGGCGCGATTGAAGGCGGGTCTTCAGTCAAATCTAACTATCACCAGAATGCTGGCGTGGACTCCGGTCATAGCACTGGTTTCAACTTCAAAGCCTCACGCGTAGTCCCAACGGCTCCAGAAAACCGCATGGTAAACGTTGCTGGTTGCTGGACGATTCATCTGTTTGGTGCAGTTCTGAATTCTGGTTCTGTTGATGCAGCTGCGGTAGCAACTGCAATTGCGGGTTTATCAGCGCGAGTATCAACGCTGGAGTCAGCTGTTAATGCGCGAAAATCAACATGCTTAGTAAATGCAGTAGGCACTGGTGCGCCGCATGAAACGGTTGTAGCTCAACTCCCAGATAGCGTGGCTATTAACTCACGATATGTGCTGCCTAATCCGTTCGGTATTGATACGCCTGTTATTTGTTGGGCTGAAGTGTGTATTAACGGTGTTTGGGCTGACCCATGTTTTGTTAACTCTAACGGTGGTCACGGTATAAAAGCATCATATGTGGCCAAGAATGGGATCGTAATACAAACGGGGAGTGCGTATTTGAAGGCTAATGGCTCAGACAGCGGCTCTGGTATTGGGGTGGATGGGTTATTCACAAGGCTTCCATGCCGTGTATTTATTCGCAAACTGGAGGCGTAAGTATGCCATTTATTGTTTATGCAAAAGTTGGTGATTCTTTTCAACAAATTGGCGGTGAGTGCCCACCAAGATTTATTCAAATGAATGGGCTGCGCCCAGATGACGGCGACTACATAGCATCAGAAACTGGAGAGTGGGTTCCGGTACCTCCGCCGACTCAAGAGCAATTGGTTTCCGAGGCTAATGAAAAAAAACAGCAATTGGCTGTAGATGCGGAGGCGGCAATTAAACCACTTGAGCGAGCGAAACTACTGGGTATTGCTACTGAGTCAGAGTTAGAGCGGCTCAATGAGTGGATGCGCTATTCGGTTGAGCTGATGCGTGTAGACACATCAACCGCACCGGATATCGACTGGCCGACCCCGCCAGGCGCTTAATTTGCACGGGGCCATTGTGTCATCAGCGACACAACGGTAACGAAGTGCAGCATTTTCCCTATCCTTTCACCATAGCGGAACACCTTAACCGGAGATCCGCTTTATGGCGCAAGATTATCACCACGGTGTCCGTGTCCAAGAAATCAACGAGGGCACGCGCACCATCCGAACTGTCAGTACCGCCATCATCGGGATGGTGTGTACTGGCGATGATGCGGATAGCACCGCATTCCCCCTGAATAAACCCGTTCTGATTACCGACGTTGTAACCGCGCAAGGCAAAGCCGGTAAGACCGGCACGCTGGCGAGCGCGTTAGATGCTATTGCTGACCAGAGTTCGCCGGTTGCCGTGGTTGTGCGTGTTCAGCAGGGCGAAACCGAAGACGAAACCACATCAAATATTATCGGCGGCGTGACTGCCGAAGGTAAGAAAACCGGCATGAAAGCCTTGCTGGCTGCGCAAGCTCAGTTGGGCGTAAAACCGCGCATTCTGGGTGTGCCGGGGCACGATGTGAAAGCAGTGACGACCGAGCTGACTGCGATTGCCCAATCGCTGCGCGGGTTTGTCTACGCCAGTGCATACGGCTGTAAAACCGTTGAAGAGGTGATCGCCTACCGTAAGAACTTTAGCCAACGTGAGCTGATGCTGATTTGGCCGGATTTTGTCTCGTGGGATACCACCACGAATGCAGATACCACCGCCTTTGCCACTGCGCGTGCGTTAGGCTTGCGCGCCAAAATTGACCAAGAGATTGGCTGGCATAAGTCCCTGTCTAACGTTGGCGTGAATGGGGTAACAGGTCTGTCTGCAGATGTGTTCTGGGATTTACAAAACCCTGCGACTGATGCCGGTTTACTCAACGAAAACGATGTGACCACGCTGATCCGCCAGAACGGTTTCCGCTTCTGGGGTTCCCGCAGCTGCTCTGATGACCCGCTGTTTGCTTTTGAGTGTTACACCCGTACAGCTCAAGTGTTGGCTGACACCATGGCCGAAGCCCATATGTGGGCGATTGATAAGTCACTGACCCCGTCTTTGGCGCGTGACATCGTGGAAGGCATCAACGCAAAACTGCGTGAGATGGTATCGCAAGGGTATTTGCTGGGTGGGCGCTGCTGGGTAGATCCCACCATTAATACCAAAGAGTCACTCAAGGCAGGCAAGTTGTTACTGGATTACGACTATACCCCTGTCCCACCGCTGGAAAACCTGATGTTGCGCCAGCGTATTACGGATAAGTACCTGATGGATTTTGCATCCAAGGTTAAAGGCTAAGGGGGCTACAGATGGCATTACCTCGCAAATTTAAATACCTCAACATGTTCAATGAAGGTGACAACTGGATGGGCATTGTTGAGTCCTTCACCTTGCCAAAGCTGACCCGCAAGTTTGAAAAATATCGCGGCGGCGGTATGTCAGGCGCGGCAGACATTGATTTGGGTCTGGATGATGACGCACTGGCCTGTGAGTTCACGCTCGGCGGTACGGAAATTCTGGTGTTCAGACAGTGGGGCGCGGCCAAGGCCGACGCGGTTCAGTTGCGCTTTACCGGCTCAATTCAACGTGATGATACCGCCGAAGTGATGGCCGTTGAGGTGGTCGTTCGTGGCCGTCACAAAGAGATCGACGGTGGCGACAACAAGCAGGGCGACAGCTCCACCACCAAAATCAGTTTTTCCCCGACCTACTACAAGCTGACCATCAATGGTGAAGAGCTGATTGAAATCGACACCGTCAACATGATTGAACGCGCGAATGGCGTTGATTTGTTGGAAGCACACCGCACCGCTATCGGCCTCTAATCTGACTGTCTCACAGTGCGCGGCATGGGCCGCGCCATATCAATTTCAATAGGAACACGTATGACTACACCAACCCAAGAAACTCCAATCACCATGGATATTGCCAGTGGTGAAGTAACCCAAAAAACCGTCGAGCTGGATACCCCGATTCAGCGTGGTAACCAAACCATCACGCAAGTTGTGGTGCGTAAGCCGCAGTCAGGTGCGCTGCGAGGCTGTCGCTTACAAGCCTTGATGGAAATGGACGTGGACAACATGACACTGGTGCTGCCACGGGTAACGACGCCATCCCTGACCCGTGCCGAAGTCATGACAATGGATCCGGCTGACCTCATTTCGTTGAGTACGGAGGTGGTGCTTTTTTTGCTGCCGAATCGGGTGAAGTCCGATATCCAGACAGCTTAATGGTAGAAGACCTGATGGCAGATATTGCCACGGTCTTTCACTGGTCACCTGCCGTCACTGACGACATGTCATTGCCTGAATTACTGGAGTGGCGGCATCGGGCGATTTTGCGCAGTGGTGCTAATGATGAGTGATAGAAATTTGCGTTTGCAGGTAGTGCTCTCTGCCGTCGAAAAGCTAACCCGCCCATTCAAACAAGCTCAGGCCAGCACTCGTGCGCTGGCCGCTGATGTAAAAAACTCCCGCGATGAACTCAAACGGCTAGAGCAGGCCGGTCAAAAACTCACGTCATTTAACGCCCTTTCTCGGGCGGTCAAGCAGACCGGCAGCGAGCTGGAGCAAGCCCGACTGAAAGCGCAGATGATGACCCGCGAGTTATCTCAACTCGACAGCCCCACCAAGAAGCAGACCAAGGCACTGGAAGACCAGTGGCGAGCGGTCAGCAAGTTGGAGGCAAAGCAGCGGGACGGTGTACTGCAGATGGGGAAAACCCGCGCAGAGCTATACCGCATGGGAATATCGGCCAAAGATGGTGAACAAGCCACGGCGCGGATAGCGTCTGAAACCGAGCGGTATAACGCCAAGCTCAAAGAGCAAGAGCGCATGTTAAAGCGCGTGGGCGAACGGCAGCGAAAAATGGCCGAGGCCAAGGCGCAATACAGCAAAACACTAGAAGTGCGTGATCGGATTGCCGGTGCTGGCGCGTCCTCTATGGGGGCGGGGATCGCGATGGGGATGCCGGTATTCAATGCCGTGAAAAGCTACAGCGCAATGGAAGACGCCATGAAAGGCGTTGCCAAGCAGGTCAATGGTTTGCTGGATGATAACGGCGGTCGAACAGCCAAATATCAGGAGATGCAAAAGGAGATCCAGCGCCTGAGTGAAACATTGCCTATGGCAAACGGTGCCATGGACATTGCGGCTTTAGTTGAAGGTGGTGCCCGAATGGGTGTAGCCAATGACAAAGACCCGTGGGACAAACAGAAAAAAGACCTACTGAGCTTTGCCGCGGTATCGGCAAAAGCGTCCAAGGCGTTTGAAATGCCCGCAGACCAACTGGCAGAAGACCTTGGGAAAATCGCGTTTCTCTACAAAATCCCGATGAGGAACATCGAAGACTTGGGCGACACCCTCAACTATCTGGATGACAACGCTCAATCCAAAGGCGCAGACATCATCAATGTGATGCAACGGATGGGGGATATTGCCGACAAGATGGACTACAAGCAGGCGGCTGCACTGGGGTCTACGTTCTTGTCTCTCGGGGCGGCTCCCGAAGTGGCCGCATCAGCCAGTAAGGCCATGGTGCGTGAGCTGGGTATCGCATCAATGCAGAGCCAGCGATTCAGTGACGGGATGAAAAGCCTTGGCCTGAATGCGACCCAACTAGAAAAAGGCATTGCCAATAATGCGGTGGCGACCATCAAGGATGTACTGGGCCGGATTAAAGGGCTGTCGAAAGAGAAGCAGCTTAGCGTGATGACGCAGCTGTTTGGTAAAGAGTTCGGGGATGATGCGCAGAAGCTGGGGCTAAACATTGATGAATTTATTCGTCAGCTGGACTTAACCCAAAAGGCCGGCGCGAAAGGCTCCATGCAACGTGAGTCTGATATCGATAAGAACTCGTTATCGTCGCAATACCTGCTGCTGAAAACAGGGGTCAATAACACCTTCTCTTCTCTGGGGGAGTCTCTGCGGGATCCGTTGATGGAAATCATCACTCTGGCGAAGCAGGCTACCGGCGCATTTCGGCGCTTTGTGGAAGAAAACCCCCGTTTGGCTGGGGTGTTAATGAAATCGGCCGCCGTCCTTGCTGTTTTACTGACAGGTTTAGGGGCGTTGGCGGTTGCGTTAGCTGCGACTCTTGGCCCGATGGCGGTAATGCGCTTAGTGCTTGCTGGGGCAGGTGTAAAACTGCCGGGGATCATCGGCATGCTGGGCGGCTTAGCTAAAGGCGTGCGCTTTGTTGGCTCGGCGATGTTGTGGCTGGGGCGCGCTATGTTAACTAACCCGATATTGGCCGTGCTGGCGGCGATTGCTATCGCTGCAATTTACATCTGGCAGAACTGGGACACCTTGGGGCCAAAGATAAAGGCACTCTGGGCCAGCATCACCCAGTGGACGCAGCAAACATGGGACGCAATCACCCGATTTATCTCAACAAAATGGGATGAGATTGTGGCAGGGGCGAAGGCATTACCCGCGCAGTTTGTCGAAGCAGGGCGAGGCATGATTGATAGCTTGCTTGCTGGCATCAATGAGAAGTGGGAAACCCTGAAAGCAAAACTGACCTCTCTATCCAGCTATTTACCTGACTGGATGAAATCGGATAACGCATCAGTGCCAGCCGCTGCTGCGCAAGTGATGCCCAAAGCGACGCAGCAAAAATCAGGGTGGAGCTTTGCAGGGCTGTTCGACGCCGGTGGATATATCCCGTCGGGTCAGTTTGGCATTGTCGGTGAGCGTGGGCCGGAGCTGGTTAATGGGCCAGCCAGAGTGACCAGCCGCAAACAAACGGCAGTCATGGCGGCAGTCGCCGCGCTGGGAATGAGTGCGGCAGTGCCTGCGGCGGCCGCGCCGTTGCATCCCATGAGCTTACCGGCGGCGGAATATCAAACATCATCAACGGTGTCTGTGAAACAGAATGCAGTGCCGGTAGTCAGTGCGGGTAAAACAGAAATTCATATTCACGCGGCAGCCAATCAGTCACCGCAAGACATTGCACGCATCGTCATGCAGGCGATGGATGAACGTGACCGCAAGCTGCAAGCCCGTGCGCGTAGTCAGTTTAGTGATCGGGAGATGTTCTAATGATGTTGTCTCTGGGGCTATTCGTTTTCATGTTGAAAACGGTGCCGTACCAAGAACTGCAACAACAAAAAGCATGGCGTCATGCGACGAATAGCCGCATTGGTCGCCGTCCGTCCTCGCAGTTCTTGGGGCCGGACACTGACGTGATAACGCTGACCGGTACTCTTTTCCCCGCATTAACCGGTGGCCGTTTTTCTATGCTGACGCTGGAACAAATGGCGGATACCGGCAAAGCGTGGTCGTTGCTCGACGGCGCAGGGACGATCTACGGCATGTACGTGATCGAGAGTATCAACCAGACAAAGAAAGTCTTTTTTAGTGATGGCTCCGCACGTCAGATTGATTTCACCATTTCGTTAAAGCGAGTGGATGAATCGCTGACAGATATGTTTGGTGACTTGGCCGACCAGCTGGGCCAAATGAAAGATAACGTGAGCAGCGCGATAGGCGGGATGTTGTCATGACTCTGGATTGGCTTGAGGGGCAGGAGAACACCCCAGCATTTAGCCTGACCATGGAGGGTCAGGACATTACCACCAAAATTGAAAAACGGTTGAAGTCACTGACCCTGACTGACAATCGCGGTTTTGAGGCTGACCAGTTGGATATTGAACTGGATGACGCTGATGGTGCGCTGAAATTACCGCGCCGAGGCGTTGGCCTCACGCTGGCGTTAGGCTGGAAAGGGCAAGCGTTGACCCCAAAGGGACGTTTTACGGTTGATGAGATAGAGCACTCTGGTGCGCCGGACGTGTTAAGAATTACGGCAAGAAGTGCCGATTTTCGCGACACGCTGAATATCCAGCGGGATGCGTCATACCACGACGTTACGCTGGGCGACATTGTGACCACCATTGCCAAGCGCAATAAGCTGGAAGTCGCACTGGATAGTGAAATGGCAAAGACTCACATCAAGCATGTGGATCAAACCAATGAGTCAGACGGCAGCTTTTTAACACGATTGGCAAAACAGGAAGGGGCGATAGCCTCAGTCAAAGGTGGAAAGTTGCTGTTTATCCGCCAAGGGCAAGGGAAAACCGCCAGCGGTAAGCCTATTCCTGCTGTAATCATTACACGCGCCAAAGGCGATGGACATCGGTTTGGATTGGCCGACAGAGGTGCATATACCGGCGTAACGGCGAATTGGCTCAATACGCGCGAGCCGAAAAAGAAAGAGCAGGTTGCCGTTAAGCGTAAGCGCCGAACCTCAAAGCCGAAAGAGCCGGAAGCCAAGCAAGGTGAATACCTGATGGGAACGGAAGGCAACGTGTTGGTATTGGGGCATACCTACGCCAACAAAGGCAATGCTGAACGTGCAGCAAAGGCTGCATGGCAAAAGCTGCAGCGGGGTGTTGCCACATTCACAATCGATTTAGCTCGAGGGCGAGCAGACCTGTATCCGGAGATGCCGGTAAAAGTGAACGGGTTTAAAGCTGAAATTGACGCAGCTGATTGGCTGCTGACTACGGTGACTCATTCATTAAACGAGAGCGGCTACACGAATACTTTAGAGCTTGAGGTAAAGATTGATGATTTGAGTATGGAGTAAGACTGTCTCGTTTTGTGATTGTCAGGTAGAATAAATAGCGTTTAGTGAATGATGTTGGGAGAAAATTATTATGATGAATTGTCCACTGTGTGGGTGCCCGGCACATACGCGCAGCAGTTTCGTTGTTACTAATGAAACTAAAGAACGCTACAACCAGTGCACCAATATCAATTGCAGCCATACGTTTGTTTCTCACGAAACAGTGGTCCGCTCAATCACAAAGCCTAATGTGGTCAACATGGTGAACCCGCATCCAAAAGGCCAGCAGACAGTAATGGCCTTATGATGGTTTTATGAAAACTGCATTTTGTTTTAGCCCGCTAATGAGCGGGCTTTTTATTGGCCTAAATATGAGGCAAATGAGCTATACAGGAAAACCTGCTGCCATTTTGCTGCCATCAGTTCGATAGAAACAAAAAAGCCACCCGCTGAGGGTGGCTTAAGTGCCTGAATTAACAGATTAAATTTGGTGGCCCCACCCCGGCTTGAACGGGGGACCAAGCGATTATGAGTTAGGGGGTAAATCATTACTCAAAATTACTTATCTATAACTATCAATTAGTTAATTGAATCACTGGTGCTGTATAAATAACCAGAAATACCTGAAAATACTTGCTTGCGGTATCCTATGGGTATCCTAGAGAAAAACAAGCGATTTGCAGGATACCCTAATCGCTTGGTGTGGGGTGTTTGTGGAAACATTCAAATTTACGAAAGCTAAACTTGAGAGCTTGCCGGCTGCAGTGAGTGGGCAGGTTGAATATGGCGATGCTGTGGTTAATGGCCTGCGACTTCGTGTGGGGATCAGTGGTGTTAAGAGCTTCTGTATTTCCAGAAAACGTAACGGTAAATTTATACGGGCTACACTGGGGCGTTTTCCTGATCTTACTATTGATAATGCTAGAGCAAAGGCCCTCGAGCTACTGGGTGGTGTTGCAACAACTGGCAAAAACCCTAACGTTGAAAAGCGTATTACTGAAAAGGCATCGGTTACGCTTGCTGGTGCATTGGATACCTACATTGAAAACCGAGGTGAACGGTTAAGCGCCGATACGGCAAAGCAATATCGCTCTGTTCTACAAAACTTCTCTGGCGACTGGATGATGCAGCCAATCGCCTCAATCAGTCGGGAGCGAGTAGAAACCAGACACAAAGCTGTTACTGATGGCTCTGTGTGGTTTGGCGCTGATAAGTCAACCCTGCGAGCAGGTGTTGGAAGTGGTAGTAAAGCACAGGCTGATCTTTGGGCTAGAGTTTTACGTGCAATATATCGTTTCGCACACGACCATTATCGTGATGATGAAGGTAAAACGCTCTTGCCTGACCCACCAACAATGGTACTTAGCACTAAGCGCAAATGGCATGGAACCGTCAGAAAAACTGAGCGCATCCGAACTAATGAACTTAGTCGATGGTTTGGTGCGTTATCTTCTGTGCGTGATACCGCAGAAAAGAGCCGTGATGATATAGCCGCCGCGGTATGTGATGCTGTGGAAATGGCTATTTTTACCGGACTGCGTAAGTCAGAGATTTTAGAACTCACTTGGGACCGGGTAAATCTGGGCGGGCGTTATTTCTGGATTGATACCACCAAGAACGGAGATCCTCTTGAGCTTCCAGTGACAGATACTCTGATGGAGTTATTTCGCCGTCGCATGAAGATGAAATCTGGTAATGAATCTCTTGTCTTTCCGGGTGATAAGGGAGTGATCAAGGAATACAGGCATATTATTAATCGTATAAGTGCCGCTACCGTACCAGATCAAAACCCAGACTTGTTTCAGCCGATCCCTTTCAAGTGGCATGATGGCCGTCGAACGTTCGGTACCGTTGCTGAGCTGGTGGGGGTTGGTAACTACATGCTGAAGCGTTTACTGAACCACCGGACGATGAGAAGCGCAGATGTTACACAAGGTTATTTACATTTCAGTGCTGATGAACTCATGGAGCCTGCTTCAAGAATTGAACGGGCAATACTCGAATATGCAGGGGTGATTGAGAATAAAGCATCTCTGGATGCTAAATTATTGTTTGCGCTTGAAGCTTTAAGTGACGAGGAAAAAAGGAAGTTAATTTTTCAGTTATCAAAACCTGAGAGTAAATTTGGTGCATTATGAAAAATAAAACTTTAAAGCAACTTGAAGACGATTTGGAATATATCGAGTCGTTTATTGAAAAGTGTAATAATCTTGTTGATGTTGAAAATTTCTCGATGGCTTTTCGCTCTAATGAAAGCAAGGGGTTCATGTCATTTGAAGATATTCAAGCCATACCTTTAAATACTCGTTATGCCATGTGTTTGAAGTGTGTTAATGACTCTGATTTTTTTAATGGTAAACATAAAGAATATGAGGGTATACATAAAGCCATAAGAGTATTATATATTATGGGGTTTAGGGAATTATCAGCGACTGTCCATAAGATGGCTATTTCATCTTCTATTTTAAAATGTTATGAGGAGGAACTGGCAGATATAAAACATCAGATTAAGCAAAAGAAAATCACTAGCAAAGGTGGTAAGGGGCGGACTAGTCGCCATAAGGATACTGCTTTAAAAATTGCGGCTGACACATGGGGAAATGTACCCAATGCCAGTATGGAGAGTCTTTCAGTAAAGATATATGAGTACTTGAATCAAAAATACAGAGGCGTCCCAGTGCCAGGGACTATCAAGGTGTGGTTAAAAGAGTCTGGATTAAACCCTAATCAATCACCTAAGGTGAAAGACTATGAGGTAGTGGTTAAGTAGTTACACAGGTGGTTAAGTACTTAACACCCTATAGAAGTACTAAACTAAGCGTGAAACTACTTAGCCGTACAGTTAAGTAGTTTTCGCCTCTAATAATAAATGATTATCAATTTTAAAGTATCACCATCATTAATCGCAGATACATGGTGATATTTATGCATGCTCATCCTTCAGTTTTTATTCTTGAAAAGTTTACCCGTGCAGAAGCCGCAGTCTATCTAGGCGTTAACACCCAAACGTTAGCTAATTGGGCCCATACCGGCAAAGTTAAAATCCCACATCATAAGGTAGGTCGTAAGGTTATCTATATGAAGTCAGATTTGGATAACTACCTTGATTCAACTCGTCGCGTACAAACCGCTTAATTAACTACAGGTAATCGAACATGAAAAAATTAACTGCCTTGGCTGGCAGCGGCCAAGCTCAACCTGAAACCTGCCTGTTTGATAATTCTGCACCCACGATGAGTAGCCTACAAATGGTTGAATACATCAATGCTGACCGTAAAGCGAAGGCTGAAGCAGAGAGACTGGATTTCCCCTGTAAAGAATACCGGGTACTGCAACACAAGCACTTCCTCGCCAAGGTGCTGAAAGTTCTAGGTGAGGCATCGGCCAAATTT